AACAGTAAGGTCAATACTGTATGCTGGTTGTCCCGTAATTGAACCCCAATCATCATTCTCTCTACCATACTTGATGGAAGATTCGTTGTACCATACAGTGAGGGTTGCTCCTTCACCAACTCCACCATTAATGAAGATAGTACCTGTAAAGTAATCCTCTGGATGAGTAATAATTCGATGATATGTCTGACCGACTTCTCTTCCTTGACTGAATGTTGCAATACCTGAACCTTTAGGAGCAGGAGATTGAGTAACGTATGCAACACCATTGATATATTTGTAAGCACCCTGTAAGTATGCCTTGGTAGTGGACTCTGCAGATCCACCAACTGAGAATAGAGAACCAGATCCGATTTCTGGGGCAGGAGTAATAGACTCATTACCAGTATCACTGATTGTAAGTTGTCCTTCTTCACCAAATACTGTGTGTTGTGGAGCCTGACTGAACCAGTTGTAACCGAAGATATTGATGCCAGCCTTGTATGTGGCAATACCAGTAATACCAGAAGACTCGTAATGAATTGCTGAAGCAACATCCAGTTTCTCGGAAAGTAGGAATGTGGCAATTCCTGTAAATCCAAGAGTCTGTACTGATAGTGATGTATCTCCTTCTGATAGAGAATCGAGGTTTGGATAATGTTGACCTCCAAGTTGCATCCAGTTGAAGTCTGGAAGTAAGAATCCCCAGTTCTCTGCTTCCTTCGGAATCGTCTCGTCGTTGGTGACAATTGGCCCCCAATCTTCCGATAGTTGAGTCGGAGTTGCAGTAATAAGACCCCAATCGATCTCTTCTGTAACTTGATCTCCCATAGGGGAGAACCAAGAAGGAGTGAACACAGGAACTCCCTGTGTCATTCCTCCAGTAATATCGAAGAGGTTTATATTGCCGTCTGCCTTCGCCGTAGAGACCTTTGTGGCACCACCAGAAACACCGAAGAGTATGGTGTTGGACTTATCACCACCACCAAATACCAAACTAATATCAGATACAGATCCAGTAAGTCTGATAAGAGATGTACTTGCCTCACTCTCCTTGACTCTAGACTCATGAGCGGATCCAGAGATACCGAAGAGAACGGTGTTATCAATAGTTGCAGGGACAAACGCCTCATCTGCACTACCAGATGCAGTAATCGTATCACCGACACCAAATACTGTACTTTGAGGTGCCTGACTGAACCAGTTGGTTCCAGAGAATGTAGCAGTACCAGAACCAGTGTAATGTGGTGTTGTTGCCTCTTCTGCTTCTGCAAGTTTGAATATACTTCCAGAACCAGTGTAGAAGAACGGTCTGCGTTCTTGAGCACCAACACTGGTTGCCTGATATTCGTCGAAGAATATTCCGCCTTGTACTTTCTGTTCTAATACACCATAATCAACGGCTGATGTAACCGCATCTACTATATTTCCGTAATTCTCAAATTCTACCTGATCTTCGTCAGAGAATGATCTCTCCTTCGCAAGAGAATCTGTGATAATCTCGTCAAATGTAACATCGAGATTATCGAAGGATGCTCCTTCTCTAACTGTAATTGTGCCGTTATCTTCTTTCTCGAACGGATCGTCAGTCTGTCTATAATCGAATATAACTCTCTCAACTTCATATCCCCTTCTATTACCACCTTTAACCTTGGCAGCATTCTTAATAGTAGGAAGATAGGCCTCGTGGTATGGTGTTGTAGTTCCACCACTAATGGTTAGAGTACCACTAGCCTCATAAGGATAAACTTGGTCTAGATCGGTTACTGATAAGCCAGACTTGGCAATAACACCAGAACCATCGTAGTTCGCTTTTGATATAGATTCGTTTCCAGTCCCAGATGGGATGAAGATGACAGGCCCTGCCGCTCCGAGATCTGGTATAACAACTCTTTCGAGTCCAGAACCAATCTCCTGAATCGTACCAGTACCAATCCAAATCTTGACTGGACTGGTTAGTGCCGAATCATTTACATCAAATAGTACAGTATTTGCGTTCTCTGGAATCCACTGAGATCTTGATCTACCGAACTCATCTCTTCCATCTACTACGTTAATTGGGCCAAACGGAACTATATCCGCTACGTATCTTATCTGTCCCCAATCATCTACGTTAAAATAATTTGCGTCTCTTTCAATTATGGCAGTCTGATTTATATTTCCATAGTCAACTATCGTCCCATGACCTACGGTGACATCACCATTGTCCTCTGTGACGAATTCATCTATCTTCGTATTGTCATAGACAAATACGGTCAAATCTATTCCCCCGTAATTAAAAAGGGTCTACTTTGATTATAAAGCAGACCCCACATATTCATATTTAGCGTTTCTATTAGTCGAGTGCGACGTTCAGAGTAATCTTAATTTGGTCTCCGTTGTTCTGAATGTTGTATGGGCCGTTTGTGAACCTTTCAGCGTACATTATACTTGAGTATAGTGTAGCAGTGTTCAGACCTAGTACACCATTAGATGTAGCAGTCATAGAAGGAGTTGTTACAAACTCATCTGCGTTTGGTACATCAAATACTGTGTAAACATTCGACTCAAGAGTTGTGTTACCAGCACCAGCGTTAATGTAAACAATGTCTCCATTCTTCAGTCCGTGGTTAGTAATATTAATTCTACCAAAACTGAATGTAACTGATGGGTCAGTAGCAACCTGAATGTTATCAACCAGAGGCTTATCGAGGTATACAGTTCGTAAACTTCGGTCAATACCTATAATCCTAGTTCCCGTTGCAACTCCAGCGTTACCAGCAACATACTGTCCAAGAGTTAGATCATCGATGCTAACCTGTGGGTCAATAGTTAGGTAAGAGTTACCAACAATTCCTATACATGGGTCTGTGTTATTACCCTTAGTAACGGTAGTTCCAATACCAACACTAGCAGAATGAACAACACCTTGTACTGCGACAGGCATGTTATTCGCACGAGTCACATAGTAACCGTAGATGTTACCAGCAGGCCCCGTGAAAGTGAAAGTCTGTTCTGGGTATGTAGCAGTTGTACCACTACCAACGTTCTTAATAACCCATCTTGATCCGTTCAGCAGAATACCATACTGCTGGTTATAATCTTGGTCTCCTCTGTTATTCACACAGACGGGATAACCAGTATTTGCAGTAGTACCATATCCGTTTACGTTACCATCAATATATGGTTCAAAGTACGCTGTAGCGGAAGGAACATCGCCCTCTGCAGGGGTTGTGTTACTTGTAAAAAGTTTCAGTACAAGGTTACGTGGTGAGTTATCCTGTAAATCTGCGACAAAGTTATTCTGTGCGATAAGATAACGCAGCGACTCAATTTCACCAATATTAGGAACGAGTAATGCCATTGAAAACTACCTCTGAAGGGGTTAGAACGTTAAGAACTATACTTATTTATAATTTTAATTTTAGAGAGATCAGCAACCTTCTTACGTCAGTCACGCTGATAACACTAAAATTAAGAATATCACCAGCCACAATTGTGGTCGTCCAATTATTTAGGACATCATCAAAGTATTTATTTGAATTTGTAAGTTGCACTCTTTGAGCAGCAGTAATACTGTTAAATGCAGGGTAATCTGCAAAAGTGCATTTTGAAATATCGAAGACTATATCACCAGTCTGATCACATAGAACAGTTACACTTTCTATGACGCCAGTTACATCCAATGATAATTTACCTTTATCACCGATTTGCATTGGCAGACTTCCACTATCAATTACATAATTGACAGTTCTTGTTAAATCAGCAGCTGCAGCAAGAGCAATAATAACTACGTCATCATTTGCTAGTGGAGCAGTTGTAAATACAATCTTATCACCAGAAATATTATAATCGTTTGCTGGATCTAAGAAAAGACCATTTTTAGTAACAATAAGTTGTTGATTATTGTTAGGAGTATATGCAGCTCCCTGATCATTTATAGAAAATGTTACTTCTGCACCATCTTGTACAGGAGTTTTCCCTAATATGATATTACCATATTGAATAGACTTTGAGGGAATCTCATAATCTACACCAACATTATATTGGCCAGGTTCGTTAAGCGTTACTAGATAATCTGCCATTATGTTACGCCTGGAATTACGAGAACATTTCCTTGAATGGGTCTAGTTTTATACGCATTAGGCGATGTTAAAACTAAATCATACACATATCTTCCACCCTCTATAGTATTTGTAGTTGTACTAGCCATAGCTACTTTTATCTGACCATTAACTCTATTTGGAAAAGTTACGATAAAAGCATTATATTTTGTGGCAGCAGGATGTTTTCTTAGTTTAGCTTCTCCAGTGTAACCAGTTAAGTTCAAAGCAGACGAATTCTCGTTTTTAACCGTGAATGTTGCTTCAAAATCTACACCTTGATCGAGAACCAAATTGATGTTCCTTGCCGT